GGATCTCAAGACCGGCGTTATCCTTATTATGCTTCTTTCCTTGAGCTTGGTACGTGGAAATCTGAAGGAAAACCCTTTATGAGAACTGCCCGGAAACAGAACCTAAGAAAAGCGCAGCGAATGTATCAGGATGGATTAGATAGGTTGTAGTTATGGAAAGCTCAAAAACATGTCCTAAGTGTAAAAAAGAAAAGCTTTTATCAGAATTCAGCAAAAGCAAAAATAGGCCAGATGGCCTACAATGTTATTGTAAAGAATGTTTATGCAAAATTGGCAAGGAACGATACCAAAAAAACCCATCAAAGCAAATTGCATATAGTAAGAAATATCGCCAAGTGCATAAAAAAGAATGCGCTGAAAATGCAAAAAAATACTACCAGGAACATAAAAAAGAAAGAAAGCTTTATAATGAGAAATATATACACTCCAATAAATCTAAACTGAAAGCTTATCGCAAAGCTCGTTATCAAAATGATCCCGTTAAATACATCGCTCGCTCAAAGGCTTATGCTCGTGATTATAAATACTTAATAAATAAAAGATGTCGTGATAGGCGCAAAACAGACATTGCATTTAGAATACATGGCAATATTAGTGCAAGTATGCGGCAAAATTTAAAAACGGACAAGAATGGTAAATCTTGGGAAAATTATATTGATTATACTTTAAAAGATTTAATAAAACGGCTTAAATCAACACTACCAAAAGGCTATACTTGGAACGATTATGTAAGCGGCGCTAATTTACACATTGATCACATTATCCCAAAATCAGCATTTAACATTACAAGCATCGAATGTACCGATTTTAAAAAGTGTTGGGCCTTAAAAAACTTACGACTATTGCCAGCATTAGAAAATATGTCAAAGGGCGCGAAATTAATCAATAGCTTTCAGCCAAGCTTAGCGGGGTTCTAAAATCAACGAACTATTTGAAGCAATCTACAATAAATACAACAACAGCACCGGCCATGGGGCTTATACGAATTTAGGTGGCAGATTTTATCATAATATTGCGCCACAAAGCGCCATGTTTCCATACTGTGTATATTTCGAGATTGTAGATATTCAGGATGTTGATTTCGGAGAATATAAGGAAGAAATAACCGCACAATTCAATGTATTCAGTCAGAATTCCAGCGCGACAGAAGCCGGAATCATCCTATCTTGTTTCAAAGATTTATTCGACGACTGCTCTTTGACCGTAACGAATTGGAGGCACGTGTATATGCAGAGAAAAAGCATATATCCTAATAACGATTTTGATCAGGACCCTCCAATACAGGGTTATAGTATCGAGTATGATATGTTAATCGAGAAAAATAAATGAAACTAAACTTGGGGTCAGGCGACAAATATTTAGAAGGTTATACAAATATAGATATTGATCCAAGCGTTAAACCGGATATTCTTTTTGACATTGCGAATGACGGTCTCGCTTTCTGTGAAAATAATTCGGTTGATGAGGTAAGGGCGCATGACTTTTTAGAGCATATACCGCTCGGTAAAACTATTTTTGTTGTTGATGAGATTTGGAGGGTGTTAAAGCCTGGCGGAAGGTTTGAAAGTTTTACGCCTGATGCTGAATATGGACAAGGAGCATTTCAAGATCCTACACATTTATCATTTTGGTGTGAAAATTCATGGCTTTATTATTCTGGCAATGGAATAAGGAAACAATATGGCATAAATGCAAATTTTGATATTGAACATATGGAAAGGATAAATACAGATGTTATCCATAGAGTTTTTCATTTATTGGTTATTGCAAGAGCAATAAAAAAGTGAGTTAAAAAATATAAACAGGGTCAAAACAAAAATACAAAGATTTACGGAGCGAACATGAATAAAGTATCAATAATTATTCCTATCATACGACCTGATGGCGCAAGGCGTTGTATCGAGGCGATCAAGAAAAATGCGGGCATTCCTATGGATCAATACGAGATCGTTCAAAAACTTGATTGGGGTGTTGGTTGCCCTGAGATGGTCAGGCAATTAACGGAAAAAACCAAATATGACCTTGTAATGTTCCTTGGGGATGACACCGAGCCACAGGATGGTTTCCTTAAAGCGGCAGTTGATGAAATGTCAAAACTGCCCGATGGGTGGGGTGTTGTCGGATTGAACACGGAAGATCCAAACGGTTCTAATCCATTAGCTCACTGGTTAGCTCACAAGAAAATGCTTGAACATATTCCGGGTGGAGCTTTTTTTTCAACGGACTATAATCACTGCTGGGGGGATAATGAACTAAAAGATATTGCCGATGAATTAGGACGGTGGGCATATGCCGAAGATTCGAGGATAAAACACAATCATCCTATTAACAAATCCGCCGAATGGGATGAGGGATATTCAAAAGCATATTCCGAAAAGGCTAAGATACATGATTACAAGGCTTATCTAAGACGTAAAAAAGACCGCATGAAATCAAAGCATGGCATTAGGCTTGCCATTGCGGAACCACTCACGGACAACATGGTTTACAGTCATTTTCATTTCTCATCCGTGAGGGTCATTACGAATTATCTTCTGCATCTATTCAAAAACAATCAAAGTGTGCACATTGATTTTCTCGCGCCTAAATATCCCGATCAGATTGATGCTATAAGAAACGGATTAGTCCAGCAGGCGCAGCACTTCGGTTGTACTCATATTCTTTTCATGGACACAGACCAGGTTTATAACGACTTTGATATGATTCAAAGAATGCTATCTCACGATAAGCCTGTTGTTGGGGCGAAGATCCATAGAAGATATCCTCCGTTTGATCCTCTGCTTTTAAGGGGCGATCCTGGCGGGTTATATAGTGTGCCTGATGAGGAAATACAGGCCGGAGGTTTGGTAGAAGTAGGGGCTACTGGTTGCGGGTGTATCCTGTATGACATGGATATTTTTTTAAAATTGGATCATCCGTGGTTCGAGCTCACGGTTGGAGAGTTCGGCCAACCCATAGGTGAAGATGTGTGTTTTTGTGAAAAACTGAAAAAAGCGGGGCATAAAATATATGTGGATTGTTCAATCGACATTAAGCACCTGTCATTGCTTGCGGTTGATTGGGGAACCTACAAGCTGTTTAAAAAATTGAAAGGAGTAGGGTAATGGCTAACATGACAAGTCACCCGGGACGAAGTTGTAAAGTTGCTTTGGGGGTAAATAACATTTTAGGGATGGGGATCTGGGAAATCGGCGGCGGTGCTGTTGAAGAACTGGACACGACCGAGTTCGGAAATGATTATGCCGAAATTCAGCTTGGTATTGTTACAGGCGGCAACGTAACTTTCTCTGGGGTATACAAAAAAGGAGACACACAGGGTCAGGATTTAATTAGATCGGCGTTTTTTTATAAGAGCGATTTAACTGATATAAGATTCTATGTGGATTCTGTGTCTTATTATACGCCTAACAGTACTACCGCTGTAGGTGGTGGACTGCCTGCAAATAGTCAGGTGTCCTATATTAACATTGTACAGGAACCTTCCATTACTTCTGACAAATCCGGTCTTGTTCAAGTGAGTTTTAACGGAAAATTGTCAGGCGTAATGAGGTTTATATAAAATTCGGGGGTCTGTAAAATGATAACTTATTTTGCATGGGTAAAGCTCCGGCCCAAAGATCCCCGAACAACTAACGGAGCATCGGAGCGAATATGCGAATAAAAAGAACAGCAGAAAGATGGTTTGAGTGTGATGACGATCCTGACGAGGCGAGTGTTTTAATTAAAAATTTATCGCCAGGGGAAGTGCAAGATATTTACGATGAAACCATGCCGCAGAATATCGAATACGAGGCTGATGAGGAAGGCAACATGGTCCCGAATTTTAAAACGAAGATGAACCGCAAATTACAGAGGGAAAAAACCATGTTGGCATGTATCAAGGATTGGAAAAATTTTTACGGTTATGAGGATGAGATCCTTGAGTGTAACGAGGAAAACATTATTCGCGCAAGCCGGGAAATAGAGGGGTTTAATCAGTTTATTGATAAATGCCGTGAAATACTCTCAAAGAATATTGAATCGGAAAAGAGAGGGCAGGAAAAAAACTGATTGAGTTCTGCCTAAGAATGGCAGACCCGGCAAAGCCTGACTGCGATATTTGCAAGGAAACATATGCACTCGATAACGAAAAACCAAACTGTAAAGACTGCATTCCTTACTTATGGCCTGAAAACCAAACAGTCTATTTTATATACAGCCGGGTATGCGGTCAACATATAATAGCAGAACATCAACCGATTGACTTAAACCTGATGCCAGTATTTGAAATGATGAATCTTGTGGGAATAGAAAAAGAGGATCAACTTTACTGCCTTGATTTAGTGCAAAAGACATACCATGAAGTTTTGAAGGTGCAGAGGAAAAAGAAGTGAGACTCGGCGGAATATACGTTGATACGAGTGCTAAAACCAAAGGACTTGCGAGAGATTTAAAAAAAGCTGAGGGAACGGCTGCCAAGTCTGCTGTTATAATGAAGCACGAGCTTAACAGAATCTCGTTTAAAGGGATTGGTATTGC